ATCGCCGCACCGCCATGCATGTCATTACTCACATTATTTAATTTGATGTTTACGTATTTGTTTTTATATTTTATATATTTATCATAGTACATTAATATATATATATATATATATATATATATTAATCATACAAATGAATAAATAACAAACTGTTTGTAACAACAGTCGATTATTATTAAACAATACTCGTAATTAAAACTATTATGAAAAACGCATATATGTTATTTGTCAAATTAGTTCTTCATATATGCGCATAGATTTTAATTATAGATTTTAATTATAGATTATTCAATGGGCGGTTTGATTTTATGTAAATGACCATATTGTTTTGGAATAGTTAATATTTTATCCGTTGCGTCATCTATGTTGATGACTTGTCCATTTAATTTGGAAATAATATCAGCATACGTTATATGATGCGATAATTTAAAATATATGGTTGCATAATATTTATTTGTGGTATTTGCGGTATTATAATGTTTTTGTATTTCTTTTAACGAATATATATACATGTCACTAATATTATCTTTGTACGATATAAATTGCCTCTTTTTATTATTTAATATAGGGGGTGCTAAATAAAACGTATGTGTATTGACATTTTCCAAAATAAATTGATATATTACAATAGCCCCCAATACATCTTTCATACAATAAATAATTTTTACATCCACATTACTCATATTTATCATATGTGATATATGTTTTTTACCCATATATTCAATGTCGAAATTCATGTCGGTATCCATAGTTTTATAATATTGCATATCGATGTTATGTATATCGCGTACTATATTGTGGTCGCATAATCCATATGTATATGCAATGTCGAAAAGTTGTCCATATTTCATCAAGCAATATACATCATTTTCATTATTTATGACATATGTGTATAAAATACGTCTTCCCATGCGTCTCATATGCTCTTTTATCATGAGTGAGCTATCATGAATGGTTATGGTGTTATGTTCGATTACTGGGCTATTAATTGTAGATATAAAACTAATATATCGATTGTATGGGGACATATGCTTTGATAAAATAAGCGATGCATACGCACTTGCGATAATGCAAGTTTTATTACATTCAAATCGGTCCATCATGTTAATTAAATATTTTGCTGACACTATCGCGTCATGTAAACATATGTTACCATCATAAATAAAAATAGGTATTATTATAAAAATATCATTGCAATTTCGTGTAACTACTAAATAATATTGTATGCGTGTACTATTTTTTTCAATTATATTTTTTATTGATGTATACATTTGAATATAAGCATCGGCATTTTCGGAAATATATAGATGCACTGCATTGTTTTTTAATTCATGATATGGAGTATCGTCATAATTGTATTTATTCGATTTTGCAAAGCGACATAGTTCGATCTGTCTATTCAAAAATTCATATATATATGTATCGGTATGTGTTTTAATATTGTAACATATTATATCACTAGTCAAATAATTGCTGATATAAAATGGATATTGTATTTCAATTTATTATTAACAACTGATCATTAAAAGTCAATGATTATACCAAAATGCAATAAGTATATGTATTGATTATGGATGTATACATATTTATTAAAAATTGATAATGATACAATATGATACAAATAAAAATAACAACCATATTATCGAATACGGAAATGGCACCACCATTAACATTCGCATTTACTGGGTTGCCTTCGGTTGGCAAATCAACTATGATAAACTCGCTAATAGGAAAGCGCATATTGCAATCTGGTATATGTAGGACAACATATGAACCGTATTATATCGGCGATGTTGATAGTTCTATTGGTAAGAATGTGCACAATGCGCGATTGATTTCTGACGATAAATACACGTATAATGTGTTGGATTTACCTGGTGTAAATGATATCAACGATGTTAATAATAAATCGGAAACAAATTATGATGAGATAACCGAGGCAAATATCACGAATTGTAATGTATTACTATGGCTAACAGATATTAAAACTGCATTTTCAACACGACATGAACAAGAATTATTTAATAAATATATCGACATTTTGAAAAAAAATTCAATAGAAACAGGTACACTATATCAATACGGCATAGTATTAACCAAATGTGATTTTGATGATGCGGATAATACCGTTAATGTCGCACTATCAGATTGCTCTGATAGTGAAATATCATGTGATGAAGATACAACACTAATCGATCGATATAATGATGTTGTTAAATTGTTTCCAAATGTAAAAATAATGAAGTTTAATGCATATGGACGGATACATAGTATGCGTTGTTCACAATCGTTAAAAAAGGTTGCGAAACTATGTGCCAATATAAATACGAATACTAAATTTAACATACAATATTTTTGTGATGATTATGAAAAGAAACAAATACAGTGCACACAGAATTCGTTTGAAGATCAGTTAAAGAGGTATACTGAATACCATAACAACACGCACAAACATGCCGAAATAATAAAGTTATTGGACAGCATATATACCCACATACTAAATAACCGTAAACATTTAGTAAATAATATTATTAATTTTATATATCATTGTAAATATCCGACAATGGTATTAACATTTGTTAGTCATATTAAAGGTATATTGTCAACAGATGTTTATACGCAATTTGTTCACCGTATTGGTAATAAATATGTATTGCCACAAAATTCAGAATATTTAATTGCGGTTGCTGAAATACTGTATCCAAACGATATAATATATTACCGATTGTTTTTTGCAAACATACGAAACACTAATGTATCACACACAATATATGTGCGAAATACAAATGCACTATCATGCAACAATATATATTCACATTCGCAAATTATAACTTTAAGCGGTCGTAGTACAAACAACATATTTTATTCGAATAACGATAATTATATGAAAACATTAAGTAAATACATAAAATTCGACGTTGATATAACAAACAATATAACAACAGCCGCCAGTAAAAAATGGATCGATAATTTAAAAATACACCGCGTATTTCTATGGGGTGACCTAGAAAATGATGTAGATATTAATATGTTAATTAATTTGGTTATACACGATAAAGTAAGTTCATTAATGACAATGATTACATAAGTTGTTAATACACATTTATAATAATGGTTTATTGCAAATGTGCGTTTATTTATTGTGGTTCGCATACAAAACGCTTCAATATACAGCCTACCTCATCCATATATAGGATTATGTACGGATATACCGGGCCGTCGTAATAGTTTTTTTTAATAATCTGTAATTCCGCGGAATCACCAGCATTATAAATGTGCACGTTTGGGTTGCACACAATTCGATGAGTAACTGGATCTAGCGTAACAACAAATATAATGCACCCGGCTTTACAAGTCAATCTAATCGTGTCAGTGCGCGTAGTACCCGATATATTAGATTTTACGTCAAGTGCTGATTTAAAGCATCGTACATTTTCAAATTTAATACGTATACCAACTTCCCACAGTATACCTATGAAATCATCAAGTTCGATAGTGCAACTACCACTAACACGAGCGTTTATGGATGCGAACTGTTGACTAGTCATAAGCGGTATCTTTCTCTCATCCATTTTACAAATATCCTTGGTTTGAATTCGTTAAAATGAATTGTAATATTAATACATATATTGTATACATATTGATATTTCAATTTTGTATATGTACACAACGGTCATTAATGACAATGATCACATAAGTTATTAATACACATTTATAATAATGGTTTATTGCAAATGTGCGTTTATTCACCGCCGTCTACCACATACTTAAAAATACCACCTGTTTCAGATATATATAGGATCCGATAAGTGCGTTTGTCGGATATATTGAACTCGACACGAGTTGGTTTGTACGGGTCATAAACAGTAACACTTGTTACTTCCCTAATTGTAAGTGTAGATGGATCTACCAAAATAACACACACAATTAATTCAGCACCAAATGTACGTGTAATCTGGTACTTTTGCATAATACCATAATTAACAACCGTTTTCAAAGGTTCGTACAATGACATTGGCACATTGTTAAAATGGCTATCAACACCAAATTGCGCCATCATCTTCTCGAAACAACCAGTCGTTATAGTACTTCCACAACGCCGTAATTTGTAATATACGCTCAACTCCCACTGTGGTAGGGTCGATCCAGCCATTTACAAATATCCGTTGTTTTGAATTCGTTAAAATGAATTGTAATATTAATACATATATTGTATACATATTGATATTTCAATTTTCATGTATTCATCCGTGAATACATTGTATTTGTCCTATATTAATACGCATTTACAATAAAATGATTATTGTAAATGTGACTCTATGTGTCTTTTTCGACACCATATCTCCACATAGAACCATCGCTCTCAATACATAATATCACAAACAACGCTCGAGCAGTACAGTTTTTTATTTTGCGAAGGCGTGTCGAATCGTATCTCATTATTGCCGCAAGATCACTCATAACCGTAAGTTTTAATATAGTGTTTTTTTCGAGAGCGATAGTAGGACGAGTATAAATACGTACATAATCGGAATAGGCAGATAAGATACTAATAACGCCCGCATTGACGAGCTTTATAGTGATTTGCTCAACGCGATCGAAATAAGTTTGGTAAAGTATTTTGTGTGTACATTGATTTCTTTTTTCGCGTTCCGTCGCTGGATCAAATACCAGTAAATTAGATATGATGCATGTATGCAAGTTGCCACCAGCCAACACACACATGAATAACTTGTTGAATGTGTTTTCGGATATGTGCGTAATATCGGCCGGTCGCTCGTCACTTGCAACATCTTGACATTTTTTACCTAACTCTCCACACAGAGTCGCCATACTATTAACACATGTTAATGTCTTTGTTATTTTTGAATTCGTTAACATGTATTTACCGACAGTATATGCAAATATATTATTAGGGCGCTCGATACACAAGATTACATACGCTGGTCGGGTGATACGTCTTTCCAAGGTGCCGTCGTATATTCTCATGTTGTCTACGTCAACATTAACGGTTAAATTTAACTCGGTGCCTTTCGGTAGTGCGTACATGTATGGGTCGGCGATAGCCAAATGTGGATAGGTTGAGATAACTGCAACAATTGTAGTTTCAGTGGCATTTAACTTGATGGTATCTTTTCGCAAGTTGCCTGAAAATGTACATACAATATTCGGGCATTGTTCACATGCCACTCCAATCAACGTTTTGCTAATATCCATTATACTCATTATTTGTGCGACAGTCGCAGTACCGGCATTAACATCTTTGAACAACTTATCGAATCTTTGTTCGATTGTGGGAGCGGTGTATGTCATCGGCTTTAACATCGGCGTTACCTTAATATCTACCACCGTATCTGTCTCCGAACATGTATCGTCGTCCGACATTGTATTTTTGAATTCGTTAAAATGAATTACATATGTGTTATTATGATTCATATTATACAACTTTCAATTTTATATAATCACACAAAAATATCAATATCATCGTCTATTATTTTACGCCATCCGCGAATACATTGTATATGTCGATAAATTACAAAATACTGCTTCAAATACATATTTGTTTCAAAATAATTTACAAAGTATGATTTATTGTATTTTCGTTTGTCATTCTTTGTCAAGTTTGCATAATATTCACTTAGTGTAAAATCATTAAACACATCTTTTAATTTACAATAAACACCATCTTGCGTTTTTTCATACGTGTTTTTGAACCATTGTACAATATTACACGACAGCTCTAAATATAAACTAGTTCTATCATGTATGGTTAATGGTATTTGTAAAATACCATTATATATCGTTATATAGTCATAATACACATCTGACAATATTTTAAACAACGCATATTTATGTTGTTTTTGGAATTCTTTTGTTTTGTATAAATTATTCGCTAAATAAATATTGCTGTCAATATCTAATAACATAGTATCCGTTGTAAATGTGCTTTTGAAATGCAAATCAATTATTCTTTCTGATTCGGCAACATTAGGTTCTTCAGCAAAAGTCGGACGCTTATTACACTCGACAATCATTGTTGCATTTAATTCCTTATTCGTATCTTTTTCATAATGCGAACGTGCTGAAAATCCACCACCGCCAGTTAATTCTTTCACAACTGAATTTTCAAATTTGTTTCTTTCGGATGGTTCTCTAAATATTACAGCGCGTTTTTTGTGAATGTTTGCTTTTTCAGGATTAGAACCCGTTTTTGACTTTTCAAACAATATTGCATTATTACCAATTAATCCGATATTACCTAACATAGTTAGCAATATATCGTTTATTAATCCTTTACCATTTCGACCAGAGCCGTTGAATATTATAAACTTCTCTAAACACTTGCCGTCCAATGACGTTGATAATATTTGTAAATATAATAATCGATCGACTTCTATTGGCATTATTTGTTTTATTATTTTATCCAACGTATCTAATTCCAATTGCGTTGGCTCCCTCCAATTATATCCGGTTGTTATGGATACATAATCATCGTATTTATGATCTCTAAATTCATGTTTTTCTAAATCATATATTTTATTATTGAATCCAAATAAATACCATTTATCATCAAAATCAATATCATTGTTAACACCTATTTCTTTATAAGTTTCGACAATCTTTTTACACAATGATGTCTTTTTTAATTGATCTAAATTATTTTTTAAATGAACAAATTCGGGATATTCGTAATAAATACGATGAAATATTGCTAGCAAAAGATCATATAATTCAGTTCTAATATGTTTGTTTATTAATACGGTATTATACTGCCAATATTTACCATCATAACCGTATATGTTATACTTTCCCTTCGCGAATTTGTATATGAACCTATTTCCAGCCATCATTTTGAAAAAGTTACATAAACTAGATATATTTAGTTCGTACAATGATTGTATGTCAGTATTAATGTATATTATTGGTAATTTATAAATTTTATAGTATATCATTATGATTTCATTCAAATTAATAAATATTCGGAAAATTGCATTAATATTATAATTATTTGTACATTGTATATCTGTTGTATTAATTCGTACAAATTCATTGTCTATTTCATATTGTTCACTAAATTCATCCATATTATTACGCCCGATTGATTTGTTACATAAACTACAAATTGGACGCAAATTATCAATTGTCGACGACCCTCCGTTATATTCTGATGTAACATGACCGCATTCGAACGATGTTATCGATATCTGTTCATCATTACATAACGTGCATAATGCAATGCGATCGGTTTTTCCAATATAAGTGTTCCAAACTTTTATCCGCACTACCTTTGGAATTCTTTTTTTTAGACATATTTGCTATATGTTACACATATTATTTACTTATTAATATATCGAGTAATTATTTAATTATATTTATTGAATAATTTCTAGATATATTAATCAATTACAACGGCGGTGCGGATGGCTCTGTACTATCGAATTGAAAATCATTTAAGCGCTCCATAACTAATCGGTTGATTAATTCTTGTCGTTGTTTGTCATACTCAAGTAATTGTTCATATCTATGCGTTATTGGTTTATATTCATCGAACATCATATCAATAATTGATTCTCTACACGCATTTTCAAATATTATTAATTTGTTAATATGCTCTTTATACACAATAGGAGTTACGTATTTACTAACTGTATTTTGTAACTTGTTATTAACAACCGTTAAATACTGTATTTGCATTTTATCAGTTAATTTATCAATAATCGTACAATATGTATTGTAAATAGCATTTCTATTATGTATTTCGTTAATTTCTATTTCATATGTATTTGTTAAATTGTGTCTTAATTGATCCTCTTCAATAATTATATCATGTGTTAAAACACTAATGTAATCATTATGGTCATTTAACTCTAGTTTTTTTATCGCTATACCATACAACTGAGATTTTAAAGAATCATTAAACTGAATTGGCGGGATGTTAGTTGGTGTTATTATATTACGTTTGTCTGAGTGATAATTTGGTATGAGTTGTAAATAACGCAAACATTGTGATTTACCATATTTCATTATTTTACATAGTTTAACGAGAATATCTTCGCATTTTTGTGTTGTATTATATTTTCTAAATATTTCTTTTAATTCTATGTATAACAATGCTCCATCATCTGAACATATACATGTACGCCAACCATCATTTATAAAATCATTTGGATTAATTTCATAACCAGTTATTCGCTCATGATCTTCTAAACTTACTAGCAATCCATAACACGTATATCCATATGATTCTAATAATGTTTGTAAAACTGAGCTATTCATTGCGTTTTTATTATACATACTATGAGCGTTGTTAATATACAGTTCTTTGTTCAATTTTACATTAAAGTCGGTATAAACATCGTAACCATATCTTGTAAAATTATTATCAATATCTTGAAACACAATAAAGTTATACCCGTGGTATGCGCATTTAATTTTATTTTTATTAAATGGCGCATCTGTAAATTCAAAATAACTGTCACTGTCTGAACAACGCCCATTATAATGACCGTATCGACCAATAATATTAAGTTTGTTATTTAACGCGACTATTACATTGCAAACAAATATATCAGTAACATTATTGATATTTAATTTGATAAAGTTATGCGCAAAAATTGTATTTGGACAAAATGCATTAACTTTAACATAGCCACTGACGCATATACACCCGTCATTTTTTAGCACAACTAAACCCCATTGATAACATCCGATTTTCCGTATGTTATTAATTTCAATTTGAGTAAATTTATACACATCTTGTTGATGACCCAAACCTAATTGACCCATTTTATTACTACCCGTTCCATATACCTTATTATCGTTAGTATGTATGCATGTAAAGTTTTCACCACAATGTATGTTCATAGCGTTCATAATACCAATTGTATGAAACGTATTTACGGTTTGTACTGGCTGTCCTATTCCACACTGTCCATATTGATTATTACCCGCAACACGAACACATCCATCCATACACAGCACGACCATATGTTGCACTGAGCATGCGATATGTTTAACGTTATTTATAGGTAATATTGTATGTATTAATACATTGTTAGTGTTGAATAGTCCCAATTGACCATATTGGTTATTACCAGCCCCGTATATATGCCCATCAACCGATAACAATATATTGAACGTTGCTCCGTAAAACACATTTGCCAGATTTATTTTAATATCCATACCAATTCTTACAAATCCGTACAAGTTATTTGTATGACCCATACCAAGTTGGCCATGTGAGTTATATCCAGTCGCGTATATGATACCGTCAAAGTCTGTTATGAACGTCGCTGTATTTGTTGGAAATATTTTATTAACCTGTTTGCTAAATGGTATGTGCTGTAATTTATTCACTTGTGACTTGTTACTTAACCCAAGTATACCGCTTTCGTTATTACCAGTTCCATATAATAAATTATCATTATCTTTCAAAACTAAGCACTGCTGATTACAAATTATGTTTTGTATCATTATGTAATAAATATATTATATAATAATTTAGGTATGTGATCAATTATAATTCATTTTTTATCACGCATTAATAATATTAATGTTTATTACTTTTGGAAATTTGTAATTTTAATACAAGTAACTTATTTATGCGATTTATGGTGCGCTAATCCGCTCATTAATTTACCACCTGTGCTTGTACCATGATGCAACGCATTTGAACTAGCTGTTTTTGCTATATTTGCTGCGCGTGTTGCGCTACTTTTAGCATGCGTCGTTGTACCTTTAGCATGCGTAGTCGTACCTTTAGAATGCGTCGCACCCTTCGAAGTTGATTTACTACCACCATGAGTAGGCATATTATTATAAACGTTATTTATTGAGTGCGTATGTAAATGGTTATTTACATATATGTATGCATATACATAACTATTCAATTTTTATAACACATCGATAATATAAATAGCAACATAATCACATAATATTTACATGACAATGTTACTTTTATCGAGTGTTCAATGCATCCCGTAACTTAGCTCTAATTATGTCTCTGGACATACCAACGTTGTCTGCATATATGCGGCAACATGTATCCATTAAACGCATCACGGATAGTATATCATCTATGTTGGTGCGCGTCGCCCGGACAAATTGTACATTAATACTCTCGCGGATAGTATTGTTAACACACCCATCCGGCAACGACCGCACTGCTCTGCAATAAATACATGCAATTAATTTATGAATATCCGTACTTTCAACACAAGCCGTTGTTAGTTCAGTTGCCGATGTTTTATAGCGGTTAGACACGTATATTGCTGAAACAACGTACTTCATAAAATAACACCAAATGCAACTATCGCGGTCATCGCAGTTACATATATCGGCTAACTCACGGTATTGACATTCGCCTGTCATTTTCTTCTCGATGTTAGTAACTATCGTCATAAAAGCATCGCGAATATCATTCTCACGTGATGCATGTTGCAATATTCGCAACAATGATAACTGATTATTTAAAGTACTCACCCGCATCAAGTGTGTCAAACACCAACGCAAGTCAATTATCGAAACCTGGTCGTTATTCTGAACAACCGCATCAATATCACATTCATCATCGCATAAACCATCGGTGTCCCCGAGGCAACTTTGAGATAAATTATCATCCATGTTAGTTGGATGAATATACACGGACTGATATACAGACAACTTGAATTCGTTAAAATGAATTACATATGTATTATTCGTAATACATATTATACGAATTTTCAATTTTATATATGGGTCAATATGTATAAAATTGAAAATTCGTATAATATGTATTACGAATAATACATATGTAATTCATTTTAACGAATTCAAAAAAAAGCTAGTTTACTAGCTCGTTTGGTTACGAAGTAACTCAAATTTACCACCATTTGTAAAATGGACGAGAACCAGTTTTATGCCTGTTTACAAAAGACATTGCATGACATGAATGTATCTAAAATGGTGGATGGTCCCGAAATAGAGAAATTGGCTATTTACCATTTTCGTGAAATTGGTATTGATCTGTATAGCACTGTGATTGGTGACCCGAAACCACTCAGGTCGATTGGATATCCACGATCTGGTTGGCATGGGAATACGGCAACATTTATTGTAAATATAAACTGTCCACGAGAAAGCATTGTAATCGTGCATATTATTAACCCCGAACCATCGACCCAGTTTTTTTATGTGTCCAGTATTACTACATCATTCGTATTCGAGATTGAGAATGCTCATTTGTTACAATCCAACAAGGTCGAGTATGTTGTCACACGCATAGACGACGATGTTAATATTGTGTATGACATTCGCGAATGTCATATTGACCCGCATATGTGGCGTAAAATGCTATCGAATGCATTGTGGCAAAAACAAATTGAGTGGACGTTTAGGCAATATTTGCTAGCCCCTATTCGTGAATATGAGAAGCTTTGTACAAATGTGAAACAGGATCGAGAATCGCCGGTTATTGTTGGTGATCCGGTGCATAGTACCCCGAAGAAATTTACTATTTCGGTTACTACTTGTGTACCCTATGTATATATATACGCATGTGCTCGAAATAAGCATGTGCATGTAAATCCACCTGTCAACATGATCAAAGACGCGCAAACGGTTATATCGATCCAATGTAATATTATTGACGATAATGTACCAATCAATGACCGGCAGGTATTATTTTTTGTCATACATGACACTCAAGTATGGTATTGCCACTTATATTTCGACAATGGTGTATCGGCTGACGGTGAACCCGATGCATCCGCTGAAGATGCTCCTGCTACATAATTTGGGTTTTTGTAAATAAATATTTATAAAAAACCTAAAGTGGTTATAATAATAGTTTTGAAAAATTGAGTGATATATCATATAATGTAACAATCATATTGATTATATTAATTAGCCTATAAATAAGTAAAAATGGCACGTTCAATGGCTAGATATAATCCGAATGCGGTTACGTTTATCATAGAAGACAAACCAACATTTGAAATTCAGTGTATTGGTAAACCATTAAATGTCAGTTTTGATATCAAACAATTCATATTAAATTACAAGCAAACGCATTTGACGTGTACATTTGAAGAAATAAAAAAACTTGTATTTGATGAAATATTTCGTCGAAGTGGTGTTAATAATGCAGTTCTTACGAGTGGTCATAGCGCCATATACACTCCTTTATTGGGAGCTTCTAATAAAGGTCTATTAAATAATGCAGTAATGTTAATTAATAATGTATATTCTGATTGTGATATGTATTTAGTATATGTCAATAACGATGTTGAAAATATCTACATATCTAAGCACGACATCCCATCACCGATTGTTAAATTAGAAGAGCAAGTAGCTACGCTAATCGATCGCGTAAATACACTGGAATGCGAAAACAAAAAACTAAATAACATAATATCAATACCAATACAATTACGTGACTTGGAAGCAGAAGAAACAACAGCTAGAAAAAATTTACAAATAACAGAAGATCATGAGTTAATAGACATTGACAACCGCCATATAATGATACATTATTATGTACGAGAGCAACAAAAACGCGAAGAAGAGTTAGTAAATAAAATACGAAAACAAATACTAGCTGAAATGACAATACCAAGTGCACCACCGGCAGATACAATGAGAATATAAATCGGGATTCGAAAAAAGTATATTTTAATATACCTTTTTCGAAGCTCATATAGACTGGGGACATTTTGTAACAAGTGCTTTCCTGACGGCTTGATGGGATATATTGCGTTTAACATTGATGTTAATGTATTTCATCTTGCTAGTACTGGTTACAAACACCAATTTGTATATACTATTATAACTACGCGTTTTCATCGGGTTATTAAAACCTGATATATCAATAAACCTCTTTATAGTAAACACAGTAGGCACCGTAGGCACATCGACGACGAACCGCGGTTCGATTCCTTGGCCATCAATGAACGCTATACATTGGTCTGGCACGTTGACCTTTACGGTAGTAAATATCACGAACCTGTTGTGTTTTGCGTCAAATAGAATTTCACTTGTATGACCACACAATGAATCGCCCATAGTATACGTATGATCTTGGCCATGCTTTGATAATTCCAAGCCTAAAAAGTCTTGAACGCGTTCTATAAATCGCGATTTGTCCATATATGGATACGCTTTCAGAACTTTGCAAAGCTGTCTGAAATTGTCAGAATGGACAACCCTCCGATATCCACCGATAATAAGTGTAGATATGGCAGCGCATGCGCCGATAATATAACCATACCAAGACATCGTAGTGGTAAATTTGAATTCGTTAAAATGAATTAAACATATTAAATAGAGCATTTATAACATTCGGTATTTCAATTTTTTATTAAAGCATTACCGATAATCATTATATTCCCGATACATTGCGTAGTGATAACTGCCATATAATGATACATTTTGTAATAAATTACATTATAAGTTATGTAAATGTACTAATTTATATTATTTATTAACATTTCAATAATCATTTTATCAAAATGCCAATTTAATGACGCACTCATGGTAGTTGTTCATGAATGAGTTCTGTTATAGGTAATCTATAATTACACCATGAGCCGTCTTCCCGAATGAACAAAATAACTACATCATGGCGTCGATCATTATCTGGCTGACACAATAACGCCATAGATATGGAAATACGTATCGAGCGACGACTACCAGCAACCCAGCAAAACTGTTGTATGTCATCATGGTGCATGGGCGATGGTGCACAACATATCACATGCGCAAGCACACTTATACTGATGTCAACATAGTCACCCATCGTATTATTGATTCTTTTCCACGTGTTAACGCGAACTGGTGGGCTATACATCGACATCAATGCAGGTACACTTCCACACAGGTCATTAAAATAGGCATTGATATTACTTGTCCATTTCTTATCAAATAACCTTTTAAATTCCATCCGTTTCCATGCGGGTACATCGAACGAATATGTGATGTCGAAGTTAGTAATATCGCTAGCAGTTTTCAAACACACTACTTTGTATGATTTGGTACCAATTCCATCTAGCGATTTCACACGATATCGTATAGTAAACACAATCGGCCTGCCGTGGAAAACGTACTTCGGCATACTTTCGTGACAATCAATGTACACGATACAGTTACTAGGAGCAATTATATAGATTTTAACTGTCATTATGTACATGTGTAACCGCTTCGAGTAGTACAGTTCATTTGATATAATGTTCCAAGAACGGCGCATAAATTGCGTACAATCGATGCCTTTATACAGTGCTAAATACAATTTCAAAATGAAGTGAACACAACCTAAAAATTGGTCTCTTGTTTTAACGGTTCTCGATTAGTGAATTTATTAATATACGAAAACCGGCGTCGAGTTCAACTTCGTGTTTAATTGGCGGACGTACGTGGAATATACGTGCCAATATGTCAGATATGGTGCCGATGACACAATATGCCAAACATTCCATTGTTGCTGTGAATTTGAGTTACTTCGTGACCAAATGAGCTGGCAAACATGCCTGTATTTAATTCGTTAAAATGAATTAAATATACGGAATAGATCATTGATAACTTTCGTTATTTCAATTTTTCGGAGCATCGACAATAATTATTTATTCTCAATGCGCTGATCATATTCAATCCTTGATTAGTTTGTCAAACTCCGGTACTACTGTATGCAGGTCATACAATCTGTACAAACGGTCTCCATTGAGTAGTATAACTACTAACGCGAACGCATATGATGCATTGCGCAACGGTGCTTCGTTGTGTTTTGAAATAGATAACCGTATGTCAATATATGCCGGTTCGTTCATATATACAAATGTCGACTCTGCCTCAAACGTGTCGCCCACGGACGGTAATATAATTACAAATCCGCTCGTTCGTTTTGCTGATACACAGATACGTACGGTAGAATCCAGCCCGACGTTTCCACCCAATATCAGTTTAACGCTAATAGGTTCATTAATATGATCCATTAACTTCGATTTAGGCACATGCCAAAATGATGGTTCGTCCAAGTTAATCCCGATTTCTTTATAAATATCGCTTACATCGAGATTTTGTTTATGCATAAAACCGTACATCATATATTCGCACCAACGTTGCTTATCTAATAGTACCTTGACGTGAAAAGGCACACCGTATTTCGGAATGATCACAATAAAGTTATGCACCTCGGTTGTGTGTAATTGTTTCGGAGTTAATTTAAAGTGTGCTCTTAAAGTTATATCTTCGGTGTAGTTAGCACACGAAAAAAACACTTTCCCATCCGATAACTTCGGCAATAAAAACACGATACACTCGCCCAATGGATATATGCGCATGATGTTTGTAATAATAAACGCATTCATACGGGGACGCCAACCGATTGATGGAGTACACGAGTACACATATTTGCCCATTTCTATTGTACGATCGTCGCCAATATTTTGAAATACATTTGATCCTATATATTGTTGTACGCGTTCTGCGAACAATTTCACAGTACCCGGTGGCGACTCTTGTAACGAACACACTAAACTATTGTACCCAGCGTGATGTTCTTTTGTTGTAATGCGATCCATTGATATACGTATACCCTGCCACTTTAACAGTTTCTGTTCGAAAATACGCATCTCCTCAGGAGACAGCTTACTTAGATCTTCTATAACCTTACAATAGCGTCCATAATCATAAATTGATATACCGTCATTATGCGCAATGTATTCGCTGGACAACTCTTGTGGAGTACTTGAACTAGTTACATCAGGTAGTCGATCATATCCAAATAACCGACGCATATAACAACTAAGCGTCTGCAAATATCTAGCAAAAAAACTAAGCGACATCGTGGTGTTAATAAATCGCCTGTTTTGAATTCGTTAAAATGAATTGTACATAATTGAATAACAATCATATGTATGAATTATTCAATTTTTTATCATAACCATATAAAAACAATACAAATATACCAATTAATGGGAAAAACAAAGCAACCGCGATATTATACGCGCCCAATAACACTATTTAACTTAACATTGGAAGTTGTTTTACAAAATATAATATGCTTTTCATGCCAAGATATGCCGATCAATATATCACGATTAATGTACAACGAATATATTCGCGTATGTGTCGGAAAAGTACATAATGATAGCGATTTTAATATAGATGATGTAATCGAGTTAAATGATTTTATATTCAGCGGCAAAAATACGATTACAATAAAAAAATCAAACAAATATAAAAGGTTATTAATGCACACCATATGCAGTTGTATTAAATTGCAATCAACATCTATAAATCATAAATTTGTGGTAGTAGCTAAACCACGCAATTGGAAATTAAAATTCAATGATAATTTTGACGAACCTATACATAGGTATGTGAGTCGAAAAGATAATACATGTTATGGTCGATGTATATTATCTAGCAAACATAACTACTGTGCCAAATGTATTAATAATATTATAAATGCTGTTAATAAAATGGAATTAATTAAATAATTATTTTTTGGTAATTGTTTATTTATCAAATGATTGCGGTAAATCACCAGTTTTTAAAATGTAGTGTAACTGACTTTCATCGGGTATTATATATGCATACAACGGTTGCGTATGCCTGCGTACATACGTATAATTATGTGCATATATCATATCACATAATTGTGTTTTATGATCATCAGTTATGATGGAGTACATTTTTTTGTTGATATTTAGTGGTATGTCGCAAATATTGTATACATATTTCGACGGACTACATTTCAATAACAGCAATGATGCTGCGAATGCGCGTTCTATTAAATTATAATGAAGTCCATTACCCATTAATTCGAGATGATTTATTGCGAATTGTTTAAACATATATTTTATAGAAATAAATAAGTCGCTAAAATAATAGTAATCACTATGTTTATTATAAAATATACATACCATTGTAATTAATTCATTACAATTCCGTTGAATACATATGACATATAGGACTGTCCAGTAAATATTTGTCGTATTACAATGCAACATAATGCATATACAACAGTATATTTGAACAAGCCATATAACTGCGAATAGGAAGCATCAATACTTCGTATTGATACTCCGCAAGCGTGCGGATTTTTTCTCCATTTATTGTACAGGAGTAACCGCAATCAATAGTTGTTATATATTTACCA